GGAACAGGACGGGTTCCCTGCGTTGGGTGCCACGACGATCCTTGACCTCAATCGCAACCCACAACTCAACATGGCTCTTCTGGAGAAATTCTATCAGGAGCATCGCCTGTTTGAGCCGTTCTATTACCCCCATCCTGTGCTCGGCAACGTCGTGGTCAGGTTCAATGAGCCGCTGAAGTACAAGATCAAGGAGAACGGTCGAGGGCAGGTCGAACCATTCTCGGTGAGGTTGCTCACACAGCCATGACGACCAACGCGCCCAAGTCCCACCTTGAGGAGTCGCTGAAGCTTACAGCCGATGCAACGGTGGACCTCTACGAGGTGGCGCTCAAGCATGACCCTGTTATCTTCCGCTTCAAGGACGGTCCGTCGGTCATCTACCAAGGCCAGGTCTATGAGAGCATGGCCTGCAGCATTTCCGGAGACATGCGGTCGGCAGAAGGTGAGGAGTCTCGCCCGATCCTGCGTGTCATCAACCCGTTCGGCATCTTCAACCAAGCGGCCCTCAACGGCCAGATTGACCTCGCCGTCGTGAAACGCCGCCGCGTCCTCCGCGAGCATCTGGAACAGGACGTCAATATCTTCGACCAGCGTATGTGGTACGTCTCCCGCATTCGGGAGCTGATCTCCGGTCAAGCATTAACACTTGAACTTCGCAACATGACTGAGGGTCCGAACTTTCAGATCCCAGTCAGAATGTTTCTTCCGCCGGAATTTCCGTTCGTGACGTTCTAATGTACCAGCACCTTATCGGCAGACCCTTCAAATACGGCACCACAGATTGTTACGACCTCCTGCGGTGCTTCTACCGTGATGTGTTCGAAATTGAACTGCCGAACTTCGCCCGCCCCAACGACTTCTGGAACCAGGGGATTGACCTCTATAATCGCCTGTATCACAAGGCCGGATTCCGCCCCATAGATGTGCACCCATCCGAGTATCAGTTTGGTGACGTATTCTTGATGGCAGTGCGTTCTCCCGTCTCCAACCACGTCGGAGTGTTGGTTGAAAACGGTGAGCTGTTACACCATCTATGGGGTCAGAGGTCTTCACTTACTCCTTACCGGGGGATCTGGAGAAATACGACAACTGGCGTCTTCCGCCACAAGGATGTGAAGCTCCCAGAGGCAGTACAGACGCAGAATATTATGGACTTTCTTCCCGCAAACATCCGTAGAAAGATCGATGCAGCTCTCGAAAATCCTGAAGGAATTGAGCGAGAAATACGACTCTGAAGTTGAGAGAGTCGGTTTCGTTCTCAAGACCGGTGAGATCATCGAGGTAGAGAACGTTTGCGCCGAGCCCGCCGAAGGGTTCGATGTTAAGGGGGAGGACATCCTCAAGTATGCTCCCCAAGCCTACGCCACATGGCACACCCACCCAAACGCTGACAACAACCTTTCCGCCAACGATTACGAGACGTTCCTGAACTGGCCTGATCTCGTGCACTTCATCGTCGGTACGGACGGCGTTCGTCAGTACTATGTAGAGGAAGGCGAGGTACTGGTTGCAGACTAGGGTCGTAGTCCTTCACGGACACCTTTCCAGGTTCCATGATGGTCCGATCCGGGTAGTAGCAAAGACTGTCGCTGAAGCCGTCGAGGCTGTTTCCCGTCAAGTTTTCCCCTCCCGCCAGAAGGTCAAGGTCGTTGGTTGCGAAACCAAGGAAGACCTGTACCGTGACCTTGGCGATCAGGAAGAGATCCACATCGTCCCGCAGCTCAGCGGCGGGAAGAAGGGTGGACTGCTTCAGATCCTTCTCGGTGTCGCATTGGTCGGCATCGGCTTCTTCGTGGGACCGGCCACGTGGTTCGGTTCTATGCTGATGAAGGTTGGCGCAATGGCCGTTCTTGGTGGCCTCGCCCAACTCCTCGCTCCCCAGCCCGAGGACGACAAGGACGACAACAAGAGTCGCTACCTCGGGTCACCAGCCAACACCGTAAAAATCGGAACTCGAATCCCCATCCTGTACGGAGAGTATCGCGTGTACGGCCACTACCTGGCCATGAACATCGACGCTGACTCTCTGACCATCACCGGTGGGTCTTCGAGCAGCGGAGGCAAGTAGTGCGACCGAACGAAGAACTCATTCGTGAAGCCGTGGCTCAGATGGGCGGCTTCAGGCCAGCGGCTCGATACCTTCGAGAGAACGGGTATGATATTTCCGAGTCTGGTATCCGGGGGATGTTCAAGCGGTGGGAGAATGAGGACGATCTTGAACGAATCACGCCGGACCTCCCTGAAATCGACATCGATGAGTTGATCGAACGGCGCATCAAGCAGTTCCGACGCAAGAAGCAGAAGTACGAGAACGACAAGATCATCAGCGTCCGCGTTCGCCGGGAGGGGCCGATTGGACTAGCCTTCGTTGGCGACATGCACCTCGACGACGACGGCACCGACCTTGAGCAGGTTCTTGAGCATGTCGACCTGCTGGATGGTAGTGTTGAGGGGCTCTACGCCGGGAACGTTGGCGACGTCTTCAACAACTGGGCCGGTCGGCTCGCACGACTCTACGCCGAGCAGTCCACATCCTCGCGAGAGGCCCTAGCCCTTGTCGAGTACATCCTGAACCGCATCAACTGGCTCTACTACCACGACGGCAACCACGACCTGTGGAACCAGGGTGGTGACATTCTGCGTCACATCCTGCGGGGCGCTGCCGTCGTCCACAAGTCGAACAAGATCCGTCTCGCCCTTCAGCTACCCAATGGCCGGGATGTGAAGATCTACTCAGTGCACGGCTTCCGTGGGAAGTCGATGTGGTCCGAGGTCTTCGGTGCAGCCAAGACGGCGCAGCTCGATGGCGAGCACCACGACATCTATGTTGGGGGCCATATCCACACCTCTGGTTATGCACATGGTATGCGTCCCAGCTCTGGCAGGATGTGGCATGCGATCCAGGTTGCTTCCTACAAGAAGATTGATCGCTACGCTGAGGAATTGAACCTCGATCCGAAGGATCTCTACAACTGTCCGGTCGCTTTGATCGACCCCCACGCAACTTCCGAAGTGAACTTCGTCCGGTTTGAGTTCGATCCCAAGGAAGGTGCTGAGCGTCTCAAGTGGATGCGGAAGCGTTGGAAGGAAGGCAAGTCAGCATCATGACCCTGAAAACCCTTCGAGGATCAGGTGGTGGTAGCAGTTCGTACCACCGCACACCGGATAACCTCTTCAGCACCGACGTGGTGGAGGCCCTGTTCGGTATCTCGGAAGGGCCGATCTACGGTCTGGTTGATGGTGCGAAGTCCTTCTATGTGGGCGACACACCACTTCAGAGCATCAACGGCACGAACAACTTCGACCATTTCGAGCTGATCATCCGCGACGGCAACGAGGTTGGTGAGGAGATCCGTTCGCGCACGGGCGGCTTCGGTACGTCCACCACGGTCAACACCGAGCTTGAGACGGCGACCGCCGTCGTCCGTCAGGGCACCCAGACCAACATCGACTACATCGATGTCCGACTGGTCATCAATCGCTTGTATCGCGAGGACGACGAGGGCAACTACGAGCACCAGGGCAAGGTGAAGATCGAGTACAAGAAGTCCTCCGAATCCAGCTGGCATCCGATCAAGACGTTTAGAACGAACCCAGTTGATGAGGTCACCGGTAACGGCTGGAAAGCCATCTACGGCACCAAAAACTCGAACAACGTCGTAGGCAGTTCGGGCGACCGGCCGTTCTTCTGGACCTCAATCGAACCAGTCACCACCGCAGCGCAGGGTGCCATCTGGATCGATAGCGGTAACGGAAACACGCTCAAGCGGTGGAGCGGCGCTCAGTGGGTGACCATCACGAACCTCACAACAACCACGGTCGGTGGCTTCACGCTCCACACATGGCATGAGGGCCGGTTGTTCATCGGCAACCCACCCCCCAACATGGGTGCCAAGCAAGGTGACTTCTGGGCGAACCTCGATGATGGGGTCGTCTATTGCTTCAACGGCTCGACCTGGTTCGTGGCAGGTTCGTCGCTGACCCCCGGCATGTTCGGTGGTTCGGACGGTAGCCTGACGATCTCCAACGGTGAAGTCCGGATCAAGGGTAAAACCACGTCGCCGTTCGTGAAGGAGTTCCGTATTCCGGTCGAGAACGTGGATGACGACGTCTACCAGATCCGTGTCACCAAGACCTCTCCGGTGAATACCACGAAGGAGTTCTTCGACGTCACGTTCGAAAGCTTTCAGGAAGTGCGGGCGAGAGGCTTCAAGTTCCCAGGACTGGCGACCACGCAGCTCGTCGCACGTGCATCCGACCAGTTCTCCTCGATCCCGCAGTTCTCTGGCATCTATCGTGGCCGCATTGTTCGCGTTCCGTCCAACTACGACCCGGAAGCCCGCACCTACGCCGGTGTCTGGGACGGCACGTGGAAGATGGCCTACACCAACAACCCCGCTTTCGTGATGTACGACCTCATCATGAACGACCGCTATGGGATGAACGCCTACTATCCCATCGAGGTCAACAAATGGGACGTCTACGAAGCAGGCCAGTGGTGTGACACCCGCCGTGCGGACGGCAAGCCACGCTTCACCTTCAATATGCTCCTGCAAGACCCGCGTGGTGGCCGCGAGGCTGTCGACTTCATTGCAGGCGTGTTCGGTGGCCGCTTCTTCGATGACGGCAATGGTTATGGTGTCATCCGCATCGACCGCAACAACGAGCCGGTCGCGATCTTCTCGCCAGAGAACGTCGAAGACGGTCTGTTCATCTACTCGTGGACGGAGATTTCCAGTCGCTACAACGACATCACGGTCACGTTCGCAAACCCGCAGTTGCTGTGGGCCGAGGACCGCCGCCGCGTCTTCGATCAGGACCATATCGACAAGTACGGTCGCATCCCGCTGAACTTCATCGCGGTTGGTTGTACGGATGAGGCTGAAGCCATTGCCCGCGCCCGTTACAAGCTGATCACCAGTATCACCGAGAACCGGATCGTCAACTTCAAGACGAACCGTCAGGGTCTCTACCTGTCTCCGTACGACATCATCCTCATTGCGGACGACGAGATGGCCGGTGGCCTGCATGGTCGCGTCCACGAGGTGACGGGCAACAATTCCTTCTCGCTTCGTGATCCGCTGTTCCTTGAGCCGGGATACAATTACCGTGTGGCCTTCACGTTGGTTGATCCGGAGACGGGCGACTTCAAGGTCTATAAGTATAACCTGGCGCAGGGTCTGAACGGAACCGTCACCGAGCTGGTGATCGACGGTACGCTGCCCGACCTTCCAGAGAAGGCTGTGTTCGCCGTCGAGACCACCGACGGCAGTGCGGCCCCACGCGCCTTCCGCATCATGTCCATCAACGAGGTGGACGGCGAACCGGACAATATCGAGATTCAGGCCGTCGAGGTGAACCGCGCCAAGTGGGCCTACGTCGACGGACACGTCCATTCGCCAAGCGAGGGCATCATCGAGTACGAGGTGCGGCCTCACCAGAAGCCCGCTCCGGTTCCTCACGTGACCATCCGGCCCATCCGCCAGCGTGGCCAGGTTGATCTCATAATCGAGTGGGAACCGAGCCCAAGCACCCTCGTCCAGAAGTATCGTGTGCTCGTCAGCCGCAACAACGGCGGCATGCAGTTCCTGACCGAGACCAACGCCCGCGTCTTCGAGTGGATGGACGTGCCGCCTGGCGAGTACGTTTTCCACGTCATCGCCGTCACTGCCTATGGGCGTGAGAGTGAGCCGACAATCATCGAACACCGATTGGTGGGCGACTACCGGCTGATGGAACCGATCACCAACCTGCGGCTGATCGATGAACCATTCGAAGACATCTACGAGAGCCGGTCCCCGCAGTTTGTCTGGGATGCCTCCGACCACCCGGACTTCTACGAGTATGTGGTCCAGATCCACGACCCGTCGAATAACCTGAAGCGGATGGTCCACACCAAGGAACCTCGGTTCGTCTATGAGTTCGAGCGCAACCGGATGGACCACGGTGGTACCGCCGCCCGTATGTTCACGATCAGCGTGGCGGCGAAGGACTACTACGGTGCGGTCTCCGAGTTCACCAGCCTGACAGTCAACAACCCACCCCCGGCAGCGCCGACCGGCATTGTAGCCAATCAGGTATTCTACTCAGCGGCCATCCAGTACTCATTACCGACCGAGCGTGATGTGGTTGGTGCGGTCGTCCATATCTCGACGTCTCCGTCCTTCACCCCCGGTCCGAACACGCTCGTCTACAAGGGCAACAGCGACAACATCTCCGTACCGCTCGAACCCGGCAATTACTTCATCCGCGTTGCGGCCTACGACGTTTTTGGTGATACCGACCTGAACTACAGCACCCCGGTTCAGATCGAGATCATCAGCATCGAACTGGACACCGAACCTCCTGCTGTTCCAAGTGGGCTGGCCCTCAGCTCGCGGATCGACAAGGTCGATGGTGTCGTCCAACGTCAGGTTCTGACAGCCACCTTTGGCGCTGTTTCTGACGAGGACTTTGCCTACTACGACATCGAGATCAGGCAGGGCAGCGGCAACTGGGTTTCATTTCAGACGGCGTCTCCGACATTCGAGTGGGATGTCCTGCCAGAGCAGACCTACACGGTTCGCGTCCGTTCGGTCGACGCCCTCGGCAACAAGTCTGCCTTCTCGCCCAATGTCTCGCACACGACGCCCGAATGTCCGGAACTGGCGCACCTGATCAACGAGGGCTCAGTCGCCATCGATGCTGGCAAGATCCGCATCGCTGGAGCGACCATGCTTTCCGACTGGCGAACAGGCAGTGATAATACCGAGATCAATGGTGGTGCCATCTCGGCCAACACGATTCAGGCGAATGCCCTGACCATCGGCCAGCGCAACATCACCGTCGAAGACATTCTGTTCGAGCACAACAGCCCGACCCTTAACCACGTCTCGTGGACGAACGGTTCGATCAAGTACGTGGGCGATGACGGTAATGTTCATACGCGGACCATCGCTGCCGGTAGTGCGGCCTTCACGTCCGGCACCCTCTACATCTACTGGATCAAGGGATCGACCACGCTCGCCGCCAGCAACAACCTGGCTACGGCTTTCGGAGCGGATCGGGTCGTGCTTGCGACCTACCGGGGCACCAATATCCTTGTGACCGACTATGGCCGCACCGTCATCGATGGCTCGCACATCAAGACTGGCACCATCCAGTCCGAGCAGATCGCTGCCAACGTCATCGACACCCATCACCTAAAGGCCAACAGTATCGACACCATCCACCTCAAGGCGAACTCGATCAAGGCCCAACATATCGACACCGAGGAACTGTCAGCCATCTCGGCTGACCTGGGTGAGGTGACTGCCGGTGTGTTGAAGAGCACCGACAACAAGTTTGTCATCGACCTGAACAACAAGACGATCTCGATTGAAGTGTAATGGCGAAGAAGCTCTACAGTGAGGGTCTGACGGGTAAGGTTGTGATCTACGATCCTTCGCGACCCGCTGCGGTTACAAACCCGCTCGCCAACCTCGACAAGGTCTACTTCCACAGCGATCTCAACTACGTGGGTGTGGCCGCTGTATTGGAAGCAACGGTGACACATCCAGCCAGAACGCGAGGTGGACCGGCCACCCAGCACGAGTACCGCCAACCCAATCCGGTGGAAGGCCAAGTGCAGTCTCTCACCCACAATCTGGGCTACGTCCCACACGCAATCGCGTTCATCAACGACAACATGCTACCAGCGAACACCCAGATCCAGCACGTGGGGTCGTCATTCCGTACTGTAGCCATCCAGCTGACGACTACCAACGTCGCTATCTACGAGACGAGCTATGTCTACCAGTCAGATTTGCCCGCGATCAATGTCCACTACCGTATTGTTCTCTTCTCTCCAATCACTCCATCGGGCGACAAGACTCTTCACATCACACCAGAGCGATTCATAGCCTCGAAGGGAAAGCTCGACACGGAGAAGAACTACATCAGACGTGTAGCAACTGGTACACCAAACTTGTGGTTCTCGAAGGGAAAGACTGCCGACGTGGCAAACGGATCTTTCCGCATCGTCACTGCCAATGGAACTACGATCACTCGCACCCCATATAGTGGAGCGTTCGCCGGTGAGCCGGGAATCGGAGTTGAGATATGAGTTTCTACGCCAGTAACGACCGCATCTGGCTGAAGAACACCGAAGGTAAAGTGATCTTTGACACCGACAAACCCATGCCACACATCATTCAGGAGGTGACAGCCAACGTCTCGGTAACATTCCCGGCAGTTGGCGTGAGTGTGAAGAGGGTTTGGTGGGTCACCCCTAAGTCCATCAGGTGTTCTGCATTGGAACAAGTCTGCGGTTTTGAGCGGGTGTGCGGTTACGAGCGGGAATGTATGAACATCGGCGGCACTATCACCTGTCAGGATGTCTGGCGGTGCCACGATGAATATGTCTGCCGTTGGGAAACGGTGTACCACGACGAAGGTCATATTGAAGAGACCTTCTCCTATACCGAAGGGGAGTGGGAGCAGACTTTCAATATCGCAAACGTTGTTGGTGGCTTGAACGCTGACTTCCTCCTGGTGAACGCTATGGCAACCCGCACTAAACGGGGTGAACTCGCTGACGTCGGACCTCTGCCGTGCGGTCTTCCCTTGGGACAGTGGTTCATCGCCAACAACACCTCAATCGTGGAATGCTCCAGTGACATCCGCAACGGCAACCCTTGGATGACACGCATCATGAGTGTGTTCGTTGAGGGCGGGAAGATCAAGGTACAGTTCAAGCAGTCGAACCGATCCTTTGAATCGGTATCGAGATGGCAAAATAGTGCATGTTCGCTATTTGGTTGGGATATCCCTAGCCCCCCAGGTAGGCCACCACCCCCCGGAGGCGAGAGCCGGTACACCTTCCAACTGAAAATCCAAGTGGGGAAATTCACCATATGACGAAGATACCTAGATACCAGTCACAGCCTGCTACTCAGACGCCAAAGGTGGAGGATGGTCAGATTGTAGGGTGGACGCTGCGAATGACCCTCCAATCGGACGGTATCTCCCATACTGAGGAATGGGAATATGAGTGCTCCCCTGATGAGATCGAGCCAGCTCCTGGCGACATCAAGAAGTTGGAACAGATCCTCTCCAAGGTGATCGCGGAGACGACCTTCCTTGAGAACTGTGAAGCAGCGTTGGAGGCAAAGATCAATGGCTCAGTGTGATCTCGGATACGTGCTCTTTCAGGGCTACTGTGTTCCTTCTCACTACACTCAGGCTGAGAAGGAGGAGTTCGTTCGCCGGAAGCAGAAGGCGAAGAAGAGGACGCCAATCACCATCGCCGCACTCGTGGTGATTGCAGGTGCTCTCTGGTTCGCGTTCAACGTCCTATGAGCACAAGACATAAAGGCATCATCGCATATGGAACTGAG